TACATTTTCATAGGCATCATTGCTGAGTCTGTTGGTAAATCCTGTACGTTCTAGACTACCTACATATACACGGTCATGATCTGCTGGTGTAACTCTGTAACCTATTTTACTGGCTGGACCACCCGCTGTACGAATATAGTTTAGCGCACTGTGTTCCTGTTCGACCTGTTCGCCAAATTCAATCTGCGCTCCCCAGATATAGGCACCACTTACACCATCGCCTGTAAAGCTTGAATTACCTGTGTTGTCCAGCAGGTAGATATGAGCAGCCTGATTGGCGTTGCTTGGAACTAGGTTGTACTGATCAGTACCAAAAGGAGAATTGATGTTGTTGTAGAGGATCTGTTCCAGAGTCTGTAACTGAGGTGCTGTACCAAAGGTACTGATACGGTTACGTATGCCTATGATTCTCCAGCCATCGGGCAGCAGGTTAATCCAGGCGTCTTCGCAATTTTTAAGAATTATGCTATTGGTGCTGAGATCAAAGTCTGCATAGACCTGATCAACTGCATACAATCTAACCTTGTTGGTGCCAGCGGGTTTTATGAATATGCTAAAGCTAAAGTTACTGCGCAGACTTAGCTCTGGAATATTGGGTGTGTTGATCTTGTGTATGCTGTTGCTGGTGGTCTGAACAATTAAATCTGCATCTGAACTGGCTACAAATCTTCCAGGGACCAACTGGAACCAATTCTTACCATAGGGATCCAGCTGTTTGTTGTAGAACAATTCCTGTAGCTGAGCTGCATCATAGCTGGGGCTAGGACTTTTTACCACAGCTGCTGGCGCAGTTAGAGCATTGGGAACAATATTCAGTCCGGTGTTTTGCCAATAAGGTGTATAATCAAACTGTTCCGAATAGGCTATGACGTTGCTGCGTAATATGGGAACTACATTTAGGGCGCCTGCCTTGGCATCCATGGTAACAACTTTGCTTTGAATGCGATCTGTCGGAGCTTCATCATCCAGGAAGAAATCAAAAGGATATCTGATGAATAATACCTTACGAGCAAAGTAATCAGTTATGGGTTCGGTATCAAATACTGGTTTAATGTTGTAGACGCCTATGCCATTATCAAATAAACTGATCATGTTGCTCTGAGCAGTTACATCACTGGCCACGGCCTTGTTAAGCCAGAAGTATTTGCGATCCGCAGCTATAAAGTTATCGGCAAAATTATAAGGTCTAAGCAGCGCAAAGAAGTCAGCCAAGAGCTGAGCATCTGTGAGTTGTTTACCCGCAAATTTAACATTGCTTTCAGCAGCAGTTAATACTTCAATCTGAGACTTGTTAATGTATTTGACGTTTGCATCAGCGGCTATGCTGGTTTCGGTCAGAGGTTTGGCCACCAGTAATTGGTTAGCATCAACCTGGGTCAGATATTCGGTGATTAACTTGGTGGTTCCATAGGTTAAATGATCACCAAAATCCATGCTGTCCAGCATGGTGCTAATATCAGCAAATTCTTTATCCAGAAATAATATAGGATTGGTAAGAATTAAGTTTAGAGTTTCAGGAAGAGCTTTGTTGGCTACAAAGTTTTTGCTATCTGTTACAGGATCCAGTACATCAACAAAAGGTTTGATAGTGTATAGTCTATCACTATCTAATATGATGGGCAGGTCAGCAATGCTCTTGAGATTTAACTGGCTCACTGTGTCTAATATAACAGCATCTGGATCCAGATACTTGTTAAACACCACACTGAAGTTTTCTAGGCCATCTCCGGCTGCTCTGACAGCACCAGTGACACCAGATCCAATTAATACAGTGTCTCGGAATGTTTTAATTTCTTCATAGGTTATGCCATCGCCTATGTAGAAGTTGTCCAGCATGCCCACGCTGTCATCAAAGCGTCTAAAGCTGGTAAATAAAGGTTTAAATGTATCGTTGGTGTTAGCAGTGTCATAGAAGTTTTTAACACGAGCTATGAATATGCTGTCCAGGAAACTCTGTGTGTCTTTGGCAGCTTTAAGAGCTCCCAGAGCCTTGTTTTCTTTTGGAGCTATGCTGTCAGGAAAGTTTCTATAGGCTCGTATCAGAGTTTTATAGACATCTGCTGCTGTAATGGTATCAGCAGGATTGCGACCTAATACAAATTGTGCTATGGCTACGTCAGCCAGGCTCAGTACTTCTAGACGGTCATCAACTGCTTTGTTGATGAATAATTTAGTAGCTTCGGTAAAGCCCAGATAATCATAGATGTGACGCAGTCCCTGACCATCTGGGTCAAAGCTCAGACGACGAATTCGGTCTAGACTGCTAAGAGCGGCTTTGTTAATTAATAAGCCACCAGAAATGGCGGCGCGAGCAACCAAAGGTTTACTGATCTGGGCTGCTTTGAAGATTCCGTGCTGGGTAGTAGTAGCGCTGACCGCTAGGCTTGATGTGCGACCGGCTATCTTACGAATGCTCATAAGAACCTACCTGGTAACGCGTGGTGTTACTGTGATTATACCTTCTACGGCTCTGCTAATGATGCCTGAGCTTGACTGAGTTAATACTACATCGTATAGATAGCGACCATATCTAACACCTATGCTGCTGGCTGCGGCTAGGCTCAGATACAATTCACCATTGGCAGGGATTGGTATGCTTACGGTTAATATGGCACTGGCAGTTACGCTGTCATAGCTACGACGCATCTGGCCGGCTGCACCATAACCAGTTAGATCCAGAGCATTAGTGTTATCGGAATATAGCTTGATAACTGCCTGAAAGTCCGTACCCTGTTCTAGTATGAGGTTTTGTTGTATGGCCATTTACTTTTCCAATAATCTGGTCAATAGAGTTTTAATGTCAGAAAGGTCTGAGTCAATGTTATTTATACGGTCTTCTAACTGTTGATATCGCTGATGCTGTTTAAGACGAGCTTCACGCTGACTCAAATAGTTGTTGTAGCCCCGGGTATCAATGTCAATGATAGCACCTGATACAGGATCACGACGTAGATTATCATGATCCTGTACACGAATTAAATCATCATTATGCATGAGCTATGACTCTGAGGTTCCTGAATTGTGGAATTCTAGCTGCATTGCTACTGCGCATTACCAGTTTGATCTGGAAGGCTGTGAATGGAGTAATGTCCACAGGTGTATAGGTGCTGTCATAGTTACTGATGTTGAATGTAACATCGGTATAAACACCGCGTTGTTCTGATTTAGCAATGGTTGCATAGCTGCTTAACTGATTGGTTTGCAGCGGAGCCACATATCGAACCCAGTTAATGGTGGTAAAGTCTGCACCTGCAGCGCCAGTCTTGTAGTAGACATCAAAATCTGCTGCACTAGGCACACAACTTTCAATGATCAACTTAAGCTGAGTAGCTGGGTTTTTCAGATTAACTATGGTGCTGATATATTTACCTTCGGTTGCTGCGTTCAGGTTAGTAAACTCTTCGGTAAAGTCATTGTATTGTCTGATGGTTATGGCATCACCAGCAGCTGCAGTTGCCAGTGTTCCTGACACTGTGATCTGACGACCACCTAAACTTACTGCGGTTACCAGCAGACCCTGGCTGGTATAGGTATTACCAGCAACTGTGGAACCACTTACGGAGATATAACGACCTGGAACAATGTTCTGGAACAGGTTATCTGTAGTGGTATTGATCTGTTTAAAGTTACCATCAAAGCTTACTGTAGTGTTACCTGAAACCTGGGTGTCTATGACCAGTATGGTACTGGTTGAACCAATGGCAGGTAAAACATTGCCCAGACGCGTAGTATAACTTGGATTATCAATTCTGTGTGTGGTTAGATCCAGATACATGTTGGTTAGGTCAACAGCTGGGCTAACTGCATCATCAGTTGTGGTTAGGTTAAATGTACCTATGAAGCTATCGGTCCATAACTGACTAATACCACCGGCTGTTACGTTTAGGCTGGTATCGGATCGGTCATACTGATTGGTTGTGGCCAGAATAATGCAGCTGGTATCCAGAATGTTATAGTTATTGATGTTCAGTGGTTTGCTATACCAGGTATAAGGAACTGTTGGTGCCTGACTATCAGTATCATAGGTAAAGCCCTTCATCAGCTGACCTGTAAAGTTTAAGGTAGTTGGTTGGAAGGTTAATACACGAGCACTTGGTTTAACAATATGATAAAGTATGTTGCTGTTACCATAAATGTCTGAGCCACCGCCTGTAACCTGAGTTAATCCAGTTACAGCAGCTGCACCCAGATTAGCCACACTGCTTACCGTAATGGTATAGGTGTCCATGGTCACATCTGAAATAAACTGTCTTGGATCTGTATCAGCTGGTCTATAACTAATGCTAGAAGCACTGGTATAGGCACCAAATATTTCGCCAACTGGTATACCATTTAAAGTAGTTGTGTTGTTGATAGCAAACTGACTTTGATAATAAGCACTGTACAATCGGGTTGTATCACCGCTGGCAAATCCATGGTTTTTATGACCAATGCGGATCTTGTTGCTGCCATGAGTAAACAATAATGGATTAGATGGAAGCTGAGCAGTTTCAATCTGATGATTTACTACACGGAATGTAGCACCCTGTGTGGCAGTATTAAATACAGCTCGGCTAATGTTAAATTTAAGATCGCTTAGCTGATCCTCGGTCCATAAAGTACCGTCCTGAGATTTAAACAACGAACCCAGAGTATAGTTTGTGGTATAGGTCTGATTGGTGTTATACACATCCTGTTTGCCCAAAGTGGCCATCCAGACTCTGTAGTTTTTAGTATCAGATCTAAGAACAAACGCATAGTTTTTACCAGGTTGCAGATACACAGGTTGTTTAAATGTAAACTTGGTAGGTGTTTGGCCATAGGCACTGTCAATGGTAATGTCATCTGGATACTTGGTTACTGCTGTTCCAGGCACCATTTCGGTTCCGCTTGGACGACCAGTGCTGTCACAGGTTCTTAGCTCTAGGCTAACTGGAGCTTTTTCCAGAGCTGGTTTGGCCTGGAAGAATACATCAATGTCAGTAATAAATGCACCGTTCTGATACTGATCTGGAACCACAAAGGTCTGAGCAATGGGGTCATAGGGTCTTAGCACATAGCTCTGAGTGGCTGAATAATTGTTGGTGATCAACACATCAAAGCCCTGGACTGTATAGCTGGCCTCGGCTCGGCTGGTCCAGGTATCTGGATCATCGGTTGCACTATCGGTCATGACAACTGGTTTTTTACCAGTAATGAATCTGGTTGTGTCAGTGTTTGGTAAGTCAAGCAGAGCTAATACTACACCAAATTCGTCAGAATACAGGTTACCATTACTATCCTGAGTTAATGCATTGCTTACTGTGGCCTTGGCATATACTTTGCGTACTTCGGAATTGTTGATGCTTACATAAAAATTACCACCACTGTAATCCACGCTGCCTGCACTGCGTATATAGTTGCTGGCCAGTTTACCACGAGCATTTACCAGGTAGCAGGTATTACCGTTTTGATGACCTATGACACCTGAACCCACGCAGGTTGAACCCTCGTAGTAATAAACTACTGGTCCTGCTCCCAGAGCCAATCTAAAGGCATCACGAGTTGCTGAACTAGGAATGCTGGTTTCAAAATCCAGGGGTCTAAATGTTCTATGGAACCAACCATAGTCATAGGCCCAGGCCCAGCTGCGTCGACCGGTCTGAACCAGGTAGCAGCGTGTAACTTCCTGTACGTCTGCGCTTACATATAATTGTCTCCAACGAGGCCATTCGCTATTAGCAGCTGCTCTTTGATTGTCTACATCCAGGAATGGCATGGCGTCAAAGGTTAATTTAACTGCACCACTCATGTAGGGTTCAATTGGAGTATCATCAAAGAATGAATAAACTTTACTATTGGGTTTCATGCCAACTGCTTTGAGCAATATGGTGTTGGCTCGGCACCAGGGTATTAAAGTACTTGTGCGGGTTGTATCTAAATATACGTTTACAACCTGAGTATCTACTCGATATGGACGGCTCCACCAGGCTCTTAAATCAGCCACGGCTTTGTTTAAAGCAGCAGCTGTAAGGTTAGAGCTAAATGATACAATTTGATCAACAGTGGTAACATCTTCATAGATGTCAGTGTCTGGTCTTACGGTAAGGCTACCAATGAATGTTGCGGTCAGGAATGGTGCAACTGCTATGCTGGTTGTAGCCAGGGTCTGACTGATCATGGTGGCAGTTGTATAATTCAGGGTTAATAGTCCACCAGTTACCGTATAGTTGTCCTGAGTTCGAGCCACGGCCAGAGCAGTTAATTCGCTGCTGGTATAGGTAGCACTTACATAATTGGTTTTTTCTACCAGAGGAATACTCTGATAGTTAACATTGGTTTGCAGTGTCTGAGCCAGAGTGTCTAGACTGAAGCGAGCATCTCCGTCGTTTTCTGCATTGCTGTTGTCTTTGAAACTGTCTACAAAGAAACCAGTTTTATATCTTTCCAGGGTTGGATCCAGGGTATCTCGAATCTGCAGAGCTGCTGCCTTGGTTTCTAATAGACTTAAAGCTGTGGTTTCTTCCAGATTGCCAACGCGTTTTTCAATACGACCTATGTCTCGCATCGTGTAGCGACGATTGTCAAAGCGTTCTACTCCAATGTCTGGATATTGTGAACTAATGGTATAGGGATTCAGGGTCAGATTGTAAAGGTTAATACAACCATTGTTGTCGGCTACCTTGGGTAAAGCTGGATTGGTATCTGAAACACCACTGGTGTGGAAGAATGTTCCGGTCTGATCCAGGAATATCATTTCTTTGCGACCCAGATAGTAACTGATGTCAGCATTAAAGAATGTATTGTATCTGGGCGGAGCTGAATTTAATAAATTGCCTGTAGCTGGATCAATCTTGCTTCGGAAATCCAGGAAATCACCCAGGTTACGATCGTTATAGGTAGGAATGTTTTCATAAGGATTGGTCAGGCTGTTATAGCTGGCTCTGGCAAAATAATCACCTGTGCCATGTTCAAAATAATCATAGACTACATGCACACTACCAATTGGTAATGGATAACCTGCTTTAAGTGTTAATGCACCAATGTCATAGAAACAATCTCTTTGACCATTGTCCAACAGATAACGTTGGGTGACATCCTGAGCAGTGCTTTGAACTGTGGCATTCCAGATATTATAGTAGCCCGTAGTGGACATTAGAACCTTGACCACTCTGTAAATGTCTGATTTGCTTAGCTGTAATCTGGCTACGTTGGCTACGGAACTGCTAAGGAAATCATCGGTCTGATTAAATGTTAAGGTTTTAGTTTTTAACCCGCCCAGAGTTGAAACACTGGCGCTTGATTTAAGCACTGGATATAATACACGTATGGCTGTGCTGGCAAATGTACCATTTACGGTTAAGGTAATGACATTGCTGCTAATGCTTACGGTTGTTACAGTATAACTGGTTGTAGGAGCATTGGCACCATCGGAGCTAACCAGATACACGGTGGGGTCTATAAAGCCCTGTTCGGCAGCAGCAGTACCACTGGCACTGGCCAAGGTTACGGTAAGAGTAGAACCACTTAGGCTTACACCACCTGCAGCCTGAGACTTGTAGACCGTATAGACATTGTTGGCTATGCTGCTAACAGCATTTAGGTTGGCTACTGGGAACAATAGCGTGTTGCTTGAAGTTTCCTGCAGGTTAGCATTGACCTTAAAGGCTGGATACTGTGTGGTGCCTGTGGTAACTGTTGTATCCAAACATACACCATAGGCTATGGTGTTGCTAGAAATTTTAGTAATGAATAAACGATTACCACCTATGTCGCAGTAATCATTAATGGCCATTTCCTGAATCAACTTGGCATCGTTAGTACCTGTGATACGAACTGCCTGATGCAGGTTTACTGTGGTTGTACCACCTGAATAGTCACTGAGAGTAAACAGGCCTGTGTATTTACGAGCATTGATACCTAACTGGTAGTTGCTCCAGATGTCTGCACAGAAACCAGCGTTTCGTCCTGAATAATAGTTACCATGCTGAGTAGTTGATATGCTGCTCATGGTGCTGCTAACTATCATGCGGTTTTCACTGGTAATGCTCAGCACTGTTGCTGTATTGGCATTGCTAGATGCATATAACCAGATAATATCACCGGTGCGGTATTCACTTTGGAATCGGGTTGAAACTGCTGCACCAGAAGCCACTCCTAGTACTGTTCCAGCAGCAAATCTTACATGTAAACTGGTGCCAGCTGCGCCACCTGGCACACTGGGACCTGAAATAGTTATGGAAGTTTGACTTAGAATATTGGTAACTGTCCAGCTGCTGGTTGTAGCATAACCTGCTGTACCCAGTGTGATTACGTCACCTAACTGTAGTTCCTGAGCCAGCGCGGTTAGGGTTCCGGTCACTGCAATGGTGCCGTTACCACTGTATGAACTTGAAGTAAAGTTAATGGAACCACTTACCTGTAGGAATGAACTGGTACTTGCGCCAGCATATTTAACAAAACCCGTGGCCAGATAGCTGGTTGTGGTTACGTTGCTGGTGGTTGGATCAGGTACAATCAGACGATTCACATCGCGATCAAAACCCTTGCCCGGATTCATTTTAATGTTGTTTAGGCTTACTTTTAAACCGCCTCGAACATCATTTTCAATCCAGCTAACACGAGCAGTACCTACAATGTTACCAAAACCAAATTTTGTTAGGTTGTTGTTGGCAAAACGATCGTATAACAACACCTGAGGTGCTGTGCTCATGTCAGGGAAACCCCAGCTATAATTTTTATTTACATAGATGTAATTGCCCTGAGGTACATTGATGTTTCTATGAGATTCGGTTCGGGTATCACGAGCCTTGGGAATGGTTACATAGCTGTTGGCAGTATTACTGATTTCATAACCCTGTACAAATGCTCGGCCTACGCCAAAACTAGTCACCAGGTTGCTGCTTGAACCTGTTTTACTAACACCACGATTGCTTACTGGATTAGCAGTATAACGCCATTTAACTGAACCGTCGGTAATAACTGTTGTTTCGTCAATGCCAGCAGTGCTTAGCTGAGCTGGTTCACCAGTGCCACTGACACCAGCCTGAATACATTCAAAGTATCTAATGGTTGAGCTGCTGATGCTGCTTTGTACATAATCCTTGACCTGATAGGCCTGTGTTACAGACCAGGTGCCTCGGTTGTTGGCTCTGGCTTCGCGTATGTCAAATTTAAAATCATCTACAACATAGTTACCACTTTCTTCAAAGGTTCTGCGAGCCAGTGTTTCGTTAAGTATGTTGTATTCGGTTCCAATGACCTGAGTCTGTAATACACCTTCGGCTATGCGGATTAATTCAAAAAAGTTTTCAGGACTTTCATCCAGTCCTACTATAACAAAGCTAGGTGTAATCTTATAGCGATGTGCGCCAGGAGCTGCATAGTTTGGAGTACCTGCTGCATTATCATACAGGGCCTCATCGCCACCGGCATTATAGGTTAGCTGAGTAACAGCTGTAATGGTACTGGTTGGTTGTGTATAGGTGCTGTCTACGGTAACAACACTCTCGGAAAATTTAAGACCAATTTTAGCATTAATGGTTGTAAGATCATCGGCATATTTTTGAACTACAATGCTACTTGTTGGAACTGTTACAAAATAACCATTCCAATAGTACACGCCCTTTTGAATACCTGCAGCAGCGGCTCTACCATTGATGCCTGAACCTGAACTAACTACAATGGTTCGGGTAGCATCTGGGCTGCTAGCTGTATTTGGATAAGCCACATATAGTGTTGCTCCTGCTGAAAACACCTTGTCAGTTAAGGTTAGGTCAGCAGTTTCATTGCCGCTGGTGTATAACAACAGTAATGTTATAGGATCACCTGAAGCAGGATCTGCATCCAGAGCCTTGACAATCTGAGCTTTTACACCGGTTCCATCAGCATATTGGGTAACATAACAATCTTCCAGGTCACTTAGCATGACTGGATCTCCAGTATCTGGATCATAGCCCAGATTGACCGAAGCAATTTTTAGATAGTTTAATTTATTATTGTAGTTGACCTGACCAGGTATGACCATGGTTCCGTTTTTAAATAAATGATCACCAACTTTACTAACCTGGTTTTGCAGAATGCTCTGCATGGTGTTCATTTCACGGGTCTGTACACTTACTCCGGGACGGAACAGTACCTTGTAATACTCGTTGGTTTCGTCGAAGTCGTCGAAATAGGGTGTTATGCTAAACTTAAGTGCCATGGTTTACCTTGAATTAAAAGTTTATGACTATATTTATCTTTTCGTTTTGACCTGCAGAACGAGTAACTGGTTGGCGATAATCCAGATACAACAGCTGACCTGAATAAGGCTGTATTTCTGGTGTTACCGAAGTTGTTGATGCTATGACCTGAGCATAGGCCGTACCTGTAATGGTTTCGTTGTTTACGAATTGTTTTAAATTACCTGTACCACCAGTATCAATAAGTGTATCAGAAATATTGCTTGGAACATCAGATGCAACTGGTTGTATGTACTGTAGGTTAATGGTGCTGGAACTTTGGAATACAAACACGCCCTGAGCACCGCTGTTACTGCCCACCAATGTTGTATCATTGGCTGGAGCTGTGGTAGCAGTTGATGTCATGACCAGTGTTTTTAAAATACGGCCCGAGGTCATGCTAAATGTAGTACCATAACTGGTCACGCCAGCGGTTGTATAAGCACTAGGATTTTTAATCAATGCCACACTTCTAAAATCCTGATTTACTGGAAAGTCACTTTGCTCATAACCACTAACGGTTCCGGCTATCATGACATTATGAGCATTAGCTTCGTAGACGAGGTTAGCTCCATGCCCACCTACTGGAGCCAGTACTGCAATGGCATTGGCTGTGGTTGGAGTACCACCACCGTTGATTTCTACCTTGGCCCAGGTATAACCTGATCCTGAATTGGTTACGTTAATTTTTAAGATGCTACCAGCAGATGTTGTAGCTGTAGCAGTTGCACCCTGACCGTCGCCATAGATGGTAATGCTTGGATTACCTGTGTATCCTGATCCTGCGCCAGTGACATAGATTACATCAATGCCATTGACATTGCTAACACTGGTGGTTACGGGAACTGGTATGTAGTTGGCTGTTACAAAGTCAGCATCTGCACTGGTAATGGTATACAGGTATTTCCAGATATAACCGTCTGCGGTCTGTTGTGGAGCAGCACTGGTTGTAGTTGGTTGCACCGTGCTGGCTGCACTGGTGTTGGCAGCTGTTTTACCATTGTATAGGCACTTGTAGACTGCGCCCGTAGAAGTAACATAGACTATGAAGTTGCTATCGTCTAGTGTATAGGCATTGCTCTGAGTAGGATTGGCATTGCTGATGTCATGCTGATACATGTCGTATCTAAAACCATTGCTCCAGTTGTTGCGAGCCGTAACCAATCTAAGGTTACTATAGGTTAGCTTAACGCCAGCCATGGCATCACGCCAAAAAGCATATTCATTTAGACTGTTATCTACAGGGTTTGGTGGGTTATTATCAGTAACAGTACCTGAAGCCTGGGACTGAAAACTAGGTCCAATGCTATTGTCCCAGCTCTGAGGGCGACCCAGAACCAAATAGATATTATCGGTTAAAAAGGTGCTAGCAAAGCCTGAGGCTGCGCTAACTCTGAATTTACTTGTGACTATGGCCATGCTTGATTCCTCGAATTCTATGTTTTATTTATCAGATACCTATGGTAGTTACGGTAAAAAAGTCATTATCGCTTATATTTAGCGTAGAATTTGAACTAACTGCTACACTTATGTTCACGGTTCCAGTGGTGGCCTGATAGCGCCAGCTGGTTAATTGTACTGTGTTCAGCACATAATTTACGGTATTGGGTGCGACTGGACCAATCTGTATGATGCGAACCAGAACGCTGGTAGCTGGACCGCCGGCTGCACCATAAACGGTCAGGCTAGTTGTATTGACCTGCTGAGCTGCTGGCTTTCTATAATACACAGGTATGCCTGTTACTTCATAGATGGTGGTGCTGGTATAGCTATCGACCGGACTAGGATTAATGGTTAGGGTGCTGTCATCAATGATGCCTGTAATTACATAGCTGGTAGCTGTATTTGAACTGGTCAGGGTAATGCTCTGACCCAGCAATAATTGTTTGGTGTACTGACTGCCAGAGCCCGTAATGGTTACATTGCCTGCGCCCACGGCTGCAGTGCCAGATAGTGGTTGTAGATTCAGGTTGTTGTCTACAAAAGCCGGTGTAACCTGAACCAAGTTATTATTGGTTACGGCTGTAACCGTATAGGTTGTAGTAGTGCTGGTATAGGCCAAGACCAATCTATCGCCTACATTTAACACAGTTCCAAACAGTGTTCCTATGCCGGTCAACCAAGTGCTGCCTGCCTTGGTCCAGGCCAGACCGCTCAGGCTGGTGGTGCCATAGGTCCAGAGGTTAGAACTTGATCCTGCCCAGAGTTTGGTAGTACTAAACCAAGTTGAACCATTGTTTAGGCTATATTGAAGTTCCAGATCCTGACTGGCATAGGGTATGTTCCCGCCATTGAATCCGTCGCCAGCTACAAAACTAATTTGGCCTGTGACCAGGCTACTGGTAGTCAATGGAATACTCTGTACGAATCTGGTCTGACTGGTGTTGCCATTGAATACCATGCAGTTGCTGCTGAATGTGTACAAGGTGTTGCTGGTTGTACCTGCAAAACTATTGGCTCCAAAGCTAGTAGTAAAACTGCTTGAACCATAGCTGCTGATTAATCCCACGGTGCTAAATGATGAACTAGCAAATGTTTCAGTTAAACTGGTATTTATTTGCTGAGCCCTATCCATTTCTATGCGCAAGGCTACTCGATCATAGGTCTGACCACGTTCCCAGTTATAGGGTTTAAATACTATCTTAGCTGGCTGACCTGTTACAGCATAGCTGCTGAATGGTGTATTTGAACTAACTGCGCTGCTTATGCTGTTACTACTATGCACATAGTTTAATTTGTTATATTCCAGACTTTCACCCAGAGCTACGCGTTTAAGGTTGCGTTGAGTTTCATCGTTAAAATAAGGTACAATGGTGTTGTTGCTGCTAAAACTTATGACCACGGCATTCTGTCCTTCGCCAGCAGCATTGTTGCCCTGAGATGTTTTGACCCAGGTTATGAGCATGATCATGCTGCCTACACTGGTGGCATTGGATAATGCACTGCTGTAGGTTAATACTTTAGTGGTAAAACTGGTTAGCAGTGTATTGGCTGCTAGATTACTGCTGCCTGTGATGTATCTGGTAACAACTAGACTGGTGTTTACATCCAGGGGATAGGCAATTAACTGCTGATCCAGGCTCACGCTAGGATTTAACTTGTCAAAACTAGGACCATCCTGTGTGGTGATTTCGGTAAGGAAACTGGTATCTCCGGGTTTTTGTAAGGCCCAGGTAATGTTTAAACCCGGATAGTCATAACCTGCAGCATAGGCATAATGCACACTGTTGGCTGTAGTATAGGTAACAGTAGCAAAACCTGTGCTGGTAGCTATCTGTGTGGTACTGGTTCCTGTTATAACATCGCCAACTCGGTCAAAGGTAAATGTAGGTGAACTCAGATACTTTTTAATTACAGGAATTCTTACCGAGGTTTCAACTATGTTGGTATGAGGTATGCTGCCTGGAGCAGTTGGCACATATATGTCATTGAACATCTTGGTGCCAGTTGGGTGCATGTAATTTAAAATGGTATCGGCCCAGAGAGCTCGATCTTCACGAGTTTTTAGTACATAGCTGTACTGCTGATAATAATAACTGTCCTGCAATAACTGATCTGAACTTAACTGACCATGGGTGTCTAAATAAACACCATCAAAGGTATTCAGAGGTTCAGCCACGGTCATGATGACTTCGCTGCTGGCTCCGGTGTTCCAGTCCCAGCTGTTTCCTATGACAGTTTCGCCGGTGGTAAAGTATATGGGATCGCCATTGTCATCATAGGCTATGGCAGTAACACCATCGTGTTGAATCAACAGGTTATAGGTATTATCAGTGCCCAGTCCCACGGGCTTGGTTACAAACTCTACCAGAGCAGTAGCTCCGTTGGTCTGACCAGTTACTAAGGTTCTGGCCAGGTTATGAGTTTCGGTGTTGTCACTGGTAACTTCCAGACGACGTTCTACATAATACTGACCTGAACTAGGTTTGAATAAATGATCGCGTGGATAGGTTACTGCAGCATCTTCGTCGCCAAAGAATGCTCTAAAGAAAAATTTAAAGCTTTTTTCGGATCCTTTGAGTTTATAGAACTCTCTGAAGTATTTGACCAGTATGGTTTTATCGGCTGCACTGGTATTAGGAAATCCAGGCATGTAGGTGTTGAGGAATTCATTCTGTAGATTCTCAGCTGTGGTATCAATGTCTCGATTCTGTATGAGATTCTGCAGGGAATACTGTACACCTGAGCTGCTATTGTCCAGATACTGGAAATATTTGACCATGAAGGTCACAAACAATGGATATGAATCCAATATGTAACCTGGTATCTGATCAGGAACCAGCGAAGATATTTTTTGATTGGTTATGGTCATTAATTATTTACTGGATAAACGTTGATAATGATGCCATTGTTTACACCTGCAGTTGGATCTGCAGTACTGTCATCTAGTGTTAGGATTTCATTATAGGCTGGGAATACATCGCCACTATCTTCCTGTACACCAACATTGGCCAGGAACTGGGTATTATTGCTTACATAACCATGTATGACCAGCAGAGCCGTAGCCACCAGAGTAATTTTACCGTCTGCATAGAAAACACTGCCTATGTTGTCATCTAAGACCTGACCATTGTCCAGGTCAATGACCTGTAACAGGCCTGTGCCATTGTAGTCAGGAGGACTTTGGTTAGGTACGTCTCTAACCTGAGCTAAATGGAAACCTGTTCCATCAGCACTGGGCAATACATTATAAAAGTAACTGCTTCGTACTGTGTTGGGGTGAATTTTACCTGGGAAAAATAGGGTATCGGTTTTATTAAATCTAACATTGGGCACCAGATCCAGACGTTTCTGTAGTTTATACACGACATTTACGCTTAGTATGCTGGCATCCAGAGCCATGATCTGGCCTTCGAGCTGAGACTTATAGAATGCTGCACCAAAACGATTCAAGTTGGTGTCCATGAAGTTGACTATGGTATCATGCACCATGCTGCTGATATCGCCTGCGCCCAGATTGGTTCGGTTTGCACTGTAGCGAACATCTACTGTAAAGCTCAGGTAACAGTATTCAGGATCAACAAATTCATGCTGAGCTGTTACTATGCCCCGAGGTTTAAGCACTTCATTGATAATGCGAGTTTTTTCGTTGTCAGTTAGCACAAAACCTGTTTTAGGTTTGATGCTTACAAATGTTGTACCATATTTTGGTGGAACATTGTTTTCTCCGCCCCAGACATTGATGCTTTCAGCACCTGGAACTTCGGCACTGATAATGCTAGCATAATCATTGCCAGTAACTGCTCGACCCTGAGCTGCATAGTTATGCAATGAATGGAATCTAATGTTGTCTATGTCTTCTTTGTCTGAACCACCTGAGGGTTTGCTTATGGTGGTTATGGTTCTGTCCACGGTGCTTTCACCAGCTACATCGGAACTGCTCCAGCTTACATTGGCAGTTGTACTAACATTGCCACTGGTTCCATCGGTAATCAGATAGGTAATTTTTACAACATCACCTGCGTTAAGATTAGCACCCATGACATTGTCACCAAAGAATATTTCATAATAACCTTCGGTATTTTCCTGCAAGAAATAAACCTTGTCGGTGGCACCAACTGTTGTAATATCTGTAACCAGAGTATAAGGTAAGCTAAAACCACCTACACCACCATACTGAACACTTACCTGCAGTGTGGTAGTATCTACGTTGGTATTGGGTATGGGATATTTCCAGCGTGGACTAGAATTAGCTTCCACGGTATAATAATAATCTAATTTACGTCCCTGATAAACAACTACATTGTTAAAGGTATAGGTTCCGCTTACACTGGTGGTTGAATAGGCCTGTGTGGTATAGAACGCATAGTTTACACCATCAATGTTGCTGGTTAGCACAAAATAAGGATCTAGATTCAACACCAGAGGGTTGCTTAGAATATTTTTTACTGCAATGTTCACAGTAGCCTGAGCTGATCTGGCACTGCGAGGAGTATAGCTTAGCTGTTTGGCCAGGCTAACTACACTGCTGCGTTTTAAAGCTGTATCCAGGAACATTTCATTGCTTACCATGTTGGCCAGCACAGCATTATAGTGTGTATTATAGGCTAAAATGTCCAGCAGTACACTGAGGTTACTGGCATCAAAATCAAAGTCCGTAAACTGACTCTGATTTCTCAGATAGGTTTTTATGTTGGTTTTTATCTGATCAAAGTCTAATTCGGTTACACGAACTGATGAGGAAGTTGCCATTATCGTACTCTGCTAAATGTTGTTGTAAAAATTGAAGGCTTTTGAGTGTTTTTAATCAGATATTCTATGCTAATGTATAAATCATTGGCATCTAAACTGCTTACCTGAACATTGGTTACGGAAATACGTGGTTCGTATTTGGTTATGGTATCACTGATGATTCTCTCAGCCAAAATTAAAGTCAGTGGATCCATGTTTTCAAATAATAAATTGACCAGCTGACAGCCCAGATCTGGCTGAAATGGTCGTTCATAGTGTTTGGTATTAATAAGGTTTCTTAAAGCTCCGCGTATGGCAGCTTCGTCAGTTTTAACTGCCACATCACGCGTAATGGGATTCAAGCTAAAAGCTGCGTCTAGATCTGTATAGGTTCTGCTTACATTTGCCATAATAGTTATTTATCTGTTTTATCCAATGTTTACGTTAGGACTACCCATGGCAATTAAACTTCCACAGGCCACACTATCACCAATGCGAGCCGCAGGGCTGCCATTGATATTTACTGATCCACTGCCTTCGACTATGACGCCTGGGTGACAACCATCCAGGGGACAGCAGTGTAGATTCCAGGGATCACCAACCTTATGAGCCTGTATGCCATTGAAGAATACATTAGGGCTGGCGCTGATGCCTGTGCGAGGCGGCCAGCAACCATGTCCGGTACAGTAATCTCCTAGTCTAGCTGCAGCTGCCATTAATATCCCTGATACTTGCCAATCTGTTTGGTAACAACTTTACCCTTGTTAATATAGGTCTTGATGCGGTCTCGCTCATAGTCCCAGTTATTATACACCAGTTGAGTCAGCGTAAATGACCCTGCACTCGTGGCCACTACAACGGTTATGGTGGTAGTTGGTCTCAGATCTGGCGTAAAATTCCAGAGACTAAAATAGCTGTTGGGCAATAAATCTGTGCTTATGACCGTATAGGTACTGCTGTCATACTTGCTGTTGCGATACTTCCATTTTTCCTGATCAAAATTGTTTAAATGTTTACCACTGAATACAATCTGACTGGTTGCTGCACCTATGAAGGTCCCCGTACTGCTGGTAGCAGTTCCTCCACCTACAATCAATAGCTGGCTGGTGTTGCGAGCATATACTGTAACACTGCTTATGACCACACTGATGCTGGTCAGTCCTAGAGCATCACTATAAAAATTATGTGTGCTAGAAAAAGCAACATACTCCAAAGTAGTAGTCAGGGTGACTGGTAATAATACTGCCATGTTAGTTCAGACTGGTTAGGTCTACCAGATAATTGGCTATGACCTGGCCATTCATGGTGGTGACAATTTTATCTACAGTATCTGGTCCACGATTATTGGCACCTCTATGTATGATGCTGATCCAGGGTTCACCCGAGCCAAAAGTAGTATATTCTAATCTAAGCTGATCATAGGCCACGTTGTCTCGTATCCACTGAGCTCGGCTAAAGTAATCAGCTGGTGTGGATCCAGCAAAATGCAGATTAGCTGCCTGTCCTCGGTTATAAGGAGTAGCTGTTCCTAAATGAGCCGCAATGCTGTTGCTGGTATCACCCAGATTCTGTATGGTTTCAACCAGAGCAGCAACTGCATTGTTATCGGTTAGATTGTTTTGCATGTTGTCAAAGGTTGGTGTAAACGCATTGTTTATGAGCAGAGTCGGATACTGAGTCTTTATGGGGTCCAGACTATTTACTGCCAGGTCCTTGAGATTGCTAATGATCTCGTATTTGCTTAGACCTGCCTGAGCATACAATGAGTTTTGATATTTTACGTCATGCACGGCATCGGTCAGATCGCCCAGATTAAAATGTTTGCTTAGCTGAGCTGCACTAGGGAATTCAGTCCAGCTACTAAATTCGCTTGGATCAACTGGCAGGCTGCTGATTAACTTGCCTGCACTGATGTCTATGTTGCTGGCACCCAGAGTTTTAAACTTGTCTATGATGCTGTTACCTGCAGCAAATTGCATGCCATAGAGATCACTGCTAGAGTTCAATCGGGCTATGATGCTGTTTACTATGGGGCTGCTAGCATTGCCAATGACACCATTGACATTGATGCCAGCCATGCGAACAAGATTTTCAATGCTGTTTAATCCAGCACCTGAAACAACCTGTTCTAGTCCGGTTATGCCCGAGCTAGCAAATATGCTGGCTGCATTGAAACCACCCAGTCCATTTTGTGTAAACAATGCCTGTAATCCACCAGTAAATCCTGACCCACTTAGTATGCTATCAAATTGTGGTATGCCCACGCCAGAAATCAGTGAACTAATACCACCCGAGGTTAATACACTGCCCAGGTTGATGCCACCATTTAGTGTGCCAGGTACTAATCCAGCTGTAAAGTTACCTGTAAAATTACTAATAGACTTGCTGATGCTGTTAAATGGATTGGCTGAGTCTACATTAAAGGGAACAGTACCCACAGTTTCAAATGAGTCTATGGGTAAAGCGTCTGCGCTAATGTTGCTTAGAACACCATTGTCCAGACCAGAACTAATGTTGCCTGCAAAGCCCAAGACAGCATTGCCTACTCCACCTGCGCCACCTGAATTAATGTTAACAGTGGAAGCGTCTTCGTTCAGTGCACCTGAGATCTGATGATTTTCATCACCACCTACAGACCAGTTGGCTTCACCTGCAACCTTGGCATTGTAGTAATTGCCTGTGTTGATGTTTAGATCTGTACCGGTTTTGATGTTGATGTTCTTTTGTGCTTCCATGTTGATGTTAGCAGCCTTGATGTTTAGATCGCCAGCTACATTGATGTCGCAGTCATTGCGAATAACTATGGTGGTTTTACCAAACACTTCGACATCCAGAGTGTTTTTAACCTGCAGGGTCTTGGCGCCTTCTATGGTTACGTCTTCCACGCCCTGTACATACACTCGGTTATTGCGAGACAGTAACTGATAATGATCGCCCTTGACCGTGTAATTTACGGATCCAAATTTATCAATCTCTACAAAGGTTCCACTCTTGTGATAGACATGAATGCGTTCGGCATTGGGAGTATCATCAAATTCAACCACATGACCGCTTTCGGTTTCTTTGACATGGTTGTAGGGATACTTGGCATTATAGGCACTGGCTGGCTGATCCCAGGTTCCAGTTGCTTCATTGGCTGTTGTAATCTTGGTTACACGACTGGTGGTCTTTTCGGGCTGAGGAGTTTCATTTAAACTATCACTGTTGGTGGCTAGCTGATTGGTATCCTGGCGATTGGTATAATCACACTTGGGATATACACTGTTGGGGTCTGAATAAGCTGGTGGATTTCCCATGGCAGAAGAATTCAACCCGCCGGCCCAGCTATTAAGTGTGCCGGCTACGGTGTTTAGGAAACTGCTGGGATTTTGCGCACTGGCAACCTGAGCTGGTCCAGTATTGTTACCGCCCACGGCTGTGTTGCCCAGAGCATAATATTCACTGGCTCGGGTTCCATAGCTGTCAGCTGGATTGGCTCCGGTTAGTGCATAATTAGCTGCACCACCAGCACCTGCAATATGAGCAGCTGCCAGATAACCGCCCACCTGAGCTGGATCTGAATTGGTGGTATCTATGACACCCTTGCCAACCAGAACATTATAGTTAAAGTTGATGTTATCAAACATGGCAGTTTCCTGCACATTGTTTTTATTGGCCAGGTAATCACCTACACTGTTTACGTCATTTTTACCAGTCCAGATGTTGGGATTGTTTAGGTCAGCATTACTATAGGCTCGGCCATCAACGCGTGGACGAATATAGCCCAGAGTCTGAAGAGTAGCTGCACCCAGCTGATACTTGCCCACATAGCCCAGGGTGTTTACGGTTCCATAGTTTTGCTGACCACCTGCTACACTGGAGCTTTCTCGCTGACCCAGCGCGTCCATGAGACTCTGAATCTGTGTTTGGTTTAGAGGTGGTAAGGTATTGCTTATGCTGTTGCTAGCCGTATTGCTGGCCGTGGTGGTCTGAGGTGTATTTTGAACTGCGCCACCAGCACCATCAGTGACTATGTTGCCTCGGCTATCACGCTGTGCATTAATGGCATTGACTTTGCTCTGTTGTTGCACCACACAGGCATTGCTGCTGGTGGGTATGGCTCCAATAGTTCCCCAGATTATGGGCTGCTGACAATCACGACCATCAGCAAAGAAACCAACAACCCAGGTTCCTTCTAGCGGACCCAGCGGTGTATGACCCTTGCCCGAAATAGCTGCACTTAGTATGGGCTGCAAGGGCATGGCCCAGGGTAGATCTTCGCGTGGCATCTCACTGGTGTTATCTGTATGATACCCCATGATGCGTACTCGGCATCGACCCAGTTTAAGTGGATCTTTGCGATCTAGAACTACACCAACCCACCAAAAGAACCCATCGGGTGCGTATAAATTGTCTGCGTTATTTGCCATATTATGTAACTTGTCTTAAAGAATCCTTGGTTAGTTCCAACACCATGACATGTTTTAAATGAGTGATTTTATGTCTGACTGCTGTAACCAGATAATAACCTGAATAATAGGTATCATCGTTGTTGTTGTTTTTATCTGTTTCGTCTCGGGGGCTAGCATCTGGATAATGCAGCTTGATTACATTGCCCACTTCCATGTCGGTTCGGCCCGGAACAGTAATTTCAATTTTAAAGTTATTTAACTCAGCCTGTGTACTGGTTCGGCGAGGCAATACTTGTTCAATGATGTCGGCAGCATTATTACTTATACCAGTATACAACTGGCTGTGCTTGAAATACACCTGATTATAACCTGTGTTGGCTGTTAGTGCATTGGGTGGGAAAGGTGCCAGAGCAGTTCCACCTATGTCTTCCAGATGCTTGTATTGTGCATAGTTGGCTATGTGATCATAGCTAAACACTTCGTTCTTTTTGGTTACAAAATCAAATGTATATAATCTATTGGACAGATAACCAGTCTGGGTATTTTTAAGACTATTATAGGCCTCGACTACTTTTAGTTCCATGATGCGCTGATATTCTAGCTCTATGTCTCGTTCAACTGTAGGTGAAAAACTATCATCGGCATTGTCGGCTAGATTGGCTGCACCATACTTGTATTCCTGATAGACCTTGCCGGCTTTTTTATAGGCATCAAACAAATGTTCTATGTTAACAAAGTAAAATTGCTTGTTGCTTTCGTAGAACATGTAGCCAGGGTTTAAATAGCCCGATTCCTGAATCTTTGAAGCTATCCAGTTGATGCATCGACTGGGTCTCCAGCCCGGGCTGGTAAATTTTAATTCATGTACACTATCACCTACTATGGTCAGCTGTGTATCAGCCGAATCGCCAGTGCGGCTGGTGCTGAGCTTCTTGGAAAATATTTCGGTAATTATGGTTTTGGCCGAACCCTTGAAGGTTTTGTATATGGGTTGTAGAGCATCCAGGAATATTTCCGGACTGCAAAAGTGTAAAGTATAGGTCTGTTTGCCTGTGTCAGTATACATGAGTTTATCTGACACACTGTAGATTTTAAAGGTTTTATAAATCTCAGTGCCCTGCATGCTGGGTGTAACAAATTTTATGCGAACCATTTCATCACCCTGCAATCTTAACAGCTGGTTGATGTTGTTGGCGTCAAACACAACTATGTTGCCATACAATCCTGGACTATAGATGTCTTCGAATAGATTTAGTTCGCCCAGATAGCCAGCCAGCAGGTCATATTCAATGCCTGCATTGTTGATGATGGTTACTTCCTGTATGTCTACATCACCGGCAGCAAAGACCGCATTATGTGTTATTTGTTGTGAATCAGCCATTGGTTACCAGACTTGTAAAACCGTCGACAAAATTAGCTATGAAGGCCGGTTTCAACATGACTATGTTTCTGCGAGCTTCATTTAGACTGGTTTCATAATCTAGATTGCTAATGGCAATTATGGTGCCAGCATAGCTGCTATGAACTATATCACCATATTCGTTTACATAATGATGTATGTCTAATTCATGACCTGCACCATAGGTATCGGTTATGTAGTTGTTTAGAGCATTGATGGTTAAAGGCCATTCCCAGCGCGGATCTATAATGTTGTTTACTACTAGTATGACCCAGTATAAGGTTATGTCCGAATAAATTCTGTCGGCCAATATGTCAGGAGTTTCGCCATCCAGCACCTGATAGTTATAATAGCTGGTAGTGGTTAAAAGATTCTGTGAACTTATGGTTACACGACGAAAGATATCAACAATGTTAAATACGGTCTTGCCATTGTCTAGGCTATACCCTATCTGTGGAAATTTATTAAAATACATATATTAGAAACCCTGTTGAATTCTGTTCTTGGTAAGTACTTCGATTTCTCTGAATTGTAATCTGATGTCAATTTCAGTAGCCGATCCATCAGCAAAGCTATGGAAACCACTGTCACTACCATAGTCCACACTTAGTTTTTCCAGCACACAGGTACTGATTCTATGCACACTGTTGTTGCGCTGACCCTTGTAGTAATAGGCTATGTCAAAAGTACTAGGATATACATAGAATATCTTGCTGCCTGATAATTCAGGATGCATGTGAAATTTAAATTCACTGATGATGTTCTGTACATGAGCTGCTTCTTCCTGACTGCGTGGCAGGAATTTATAATTAAATACAAATTCACGGGTATCTACATTGCGGAAAATCTGCTCACGGAAAGGGTTAGGAGTAGTAGCAGTACCCAACTGTATGGCATCGGCTACATCTAGATCAAAACCAAAAGCACTGGCTATGCCACCGGGCAATTTAGCTGCACTCATGGCTGCTACACGCAGTACATCTTTGTTGGCTGCTCCATTGGATAACAGATCCTGTATGCTGGATGCACCAGATGCAAATCCCACAAAGGTTCCTAGATCTTTGCCTTCATACTGCATGCCATAGGTAACACTGGGTTTTTCGTTTACAGCCAGCATTATGGCTTTGCTGATTCTAAAACTCTGATCGGGTTGGAAAAATCCTGTGGAATTATTGGCTGCGGTGCTAAGATCGGCTGCAGTGGCTGCAGCAGCTGTTGCGCCTATGGCCTTGGTTACTGCACTGGCACCACCCAGGGCAGATAAAACTGCCCCAGCGCTTAATCCACCCAGGGTTATAGCTGCACCTGCATTGGTGGTTCCTACATTGCCTAATCCAGGTTTTGTTATAGCAGTTTTAGGACCATAGCTATTAATAAACTGACTCTTGCCTCGTACATTAATAAAGAATACTACATAGTGTTGTAGATCTACACTGCCACTAACAGCCAAGGGGTAGGTCCATTGATCCACCGTGTATTTTAAACCACCTGCTGAACCACCAGCACTAGTAATGCTAGCTGGTTCTAAAGCACTGGCACTTTGTCCTGGATTGGTGCTAGGTGGTTTAGAAACAAGTATGGATGGTGTTGGTGTTGGAGTTCCAAACAAACCATATTGTTGTTGGCTATCGGCTTGAGCCTGGTCTACACCAAAAAGTGTTTTGGCCGTGGATAGTACTGAAGGTAAAATATCGCTACTATTAGCGCCCATGAGCTGGTCCTATAAATAAGTATATCTAGTTAATCTAATATTTATCATGTATTCTAATAATGTCTATAAAGGACGATATCGCGTCGTCAATCCCGGCAAATATGCTGGTAACCCTAACAATGTAATCTATCGCAGTCTCTGGGAATTTAAATTCATGAAGTACTGTGATACCAATCCCAGCGTGCTGGAATGGGGC